CGACCTACGCTGCTTACCTGAGTTAACATACTTAAGCTGATCGCGGTCGAACTTTCTCACTGCTTCATCACATACAGCACGAATCGTATCGATATTATCGCGATAGTTCTTGCGTACGTTTACACTATTAGTCTTTTCATCAAACATAGCTAAAATGTATTCACGTAGAATAGGTGGAATAACATTCGTCTTATCATTCAGTGCTTTCATTTGCTTTCTCCTGTAATTTCTTTGCACGTGCTTCTTTAGTAGCGGTCTTTTTAGTAGCTAGCTTCGTTTCGAAGTCATCTACAAAAGTGTTCATGAAGTCGCCGTTTAGTTTAATAGAAGGAGCAAAGGATGCAATATCATCTGTCTGCTGTTCTATTATACCACTATGAATGACTTCACGTTCAAGTACTTTATGCTTTACATAAAGTTGCTTACGCTCTTTCTGAATACGCCGTAGAAATGCAAAGTAGATGATCTGAGTAAAATATGCAAATGGATTATCAGACTTCTCTGGATTAAAATTATTTAAGTAAATAAGGCAATTCTCAATACCATCACTAATCATCTCCTCGCGATAGGAGTAATTAACAAAGTTACCTTTTAGAGATAATCGATTTGCAATATTAAAAAGACATTCACCAATATAATTAGGAACACGGGGAATAGGTAGACCCTTTTCTTCATGCTCTTTAATCTTGGCTTTATAGTTAATAAGCGCTTGTAGAAACTCTGGATTATTTACATAGTGTCTTTTTGGCTTAGTGGATTTGACCGGAATAGTCGTGGAAGTAGTCATCTGATTCCTTGCTCTCTGCCTTCTTAACTAGTTCATAAAAAGTAATCAACTCTTCATTAGGCTTATTATAGCATATTACGCTCTTTTGTTCAATAACTAAAGAGGGAGAATCAATGTATGGCATCCACTTATCTATTTGATAGATGGTCTTTTCGTTTCTATAGTCTTTTAATATAAAATAAGGGTCGTATAGTATAAAAGTTTTGCGAGTTGATTCAGCTACAGCGATGACCTCTTCACCTGTAATTAACTTAAAGACTTGGTGCTCCAGAGTTTTGGACTGAGACGTTGTAGATTCTGTAGGGCAGTTTTTCTTCATTATAATTTTTTACCCTCTCGAATAAATGGTTGAGTGTATAATTTCTCTTACCCTTATAGGTAAGATCATCAGCAATATCATAAAGAGTAGCAGTGTCTTTACTATCAGATACTCTAAGACCTCTACCGATAGATTGTAGTACTCTAATCTTAGACTTACTAGGACTTGCAAACACTATATTGTTCAGATTAGTAATGTTAATGCCTGTAGAGTATGTACCATAAGAAGCAACTATAATATTGTTATCGCTACTATCAACAATCTTTCTTATCTGCTCTCTATCTTCGCCTTCTACACCACCGTGAATAAAATAGCACTGCTTGCCGTTGTTATCTATCTGATCAAATAAAACCTTACCATGCTTATCAACGTACTGATACAATACTAATGTATTACCTTTGAGTGATAATACTAAGTTTTTGATAAAATTATTTCTATCAGCATTCTGAGTCAAGAAGTCCATTTCACCTTGATAGTCTAGATCTTTTACGGCTTTCTTAATATCGTCTCCGTAGCCAAGTACTACTATCTTAATATTTAACTGCGCTAGTTGTTTTCTATCGATTAGATCTTTTGTGGAGATGATCTTATTGACGGGCCCGGTAAGACCTTCGATGATTAACTTATTGCAATGTACGTTATCTAGAGTGCCGGTAAACCCGAACCTATACTTACAGTTAGACAGTTTAGTCATAATACCTGTTAAGGACTTGGCTTTAGCTAGGTGAGCTTCGTCAATAACCACACATTTGAACTGATTATACCAGTTTTTCGGCATTTTAAAGATAGATTGCCAGGTACTAATAACTATGGGCTTATTCGTATCTTTTGATTCTCCAGCGGTAATTTTATGAATATTATCAATGTTATATCCATAGTCAGAAAAGTCATTTGCCATTTGATGCACGAGAGATATAGTAGGTACTATAATCAGTACTTTTCTTTGTGTTTTATTGAACGAATATAATCTTGATAGTAAATATATGACAAATGACTTACCAGAGCCTGTAGGAGATAGTATTAGAGCTCTGTGATTCTTAACACAATGTGTAAAAGCTTCTAGCTGATAGTCTCTGGGTACACGAGTGGGATTAACCAGTGATATAAACTTCTCTGCTTCATTAGTAGTAAAGTCGATGGGTGTATTAACTTCTGATACGTACTCTATTTGTATATCACGTTCTTTGCAGAAAAGCTTTAGATGCTCGTGTAATCCAGAGTATATTAGTTTCGTTTTAAGCGAATAAAGAAAGATAAACCCATTCCACATACGCTTACGAAACTGCGGCATAAACTTTGCGGCAGGTACATCGAATTTGAAGAAATCTGAGAGTTCCTGCTCAATGTGAGGTTCTCCAGTTACTCTCATATAGACTTCGTTTATTTTATGTACCTGAATCTTATCCATTACGCTCCCACTTGAAATCTCTCAAAATCGATATAATTTTTAATAGTATAATTACGCGTAGATATCATCTTAATCATGGATTCAAGAGCAGCTGTCTTTTCCTCTTGAATGGCTATCTTATTAGATATAGCCTGTAAGTCTTTATCACTGCTGATGTATATATCGACGTCTTGCTTGAGAATCTTAAGTGAGATTGGTTCCCATCCTAGCTCTTTCATGGTATCATAGTCCATAATACCAAGATAATATTCCCATTTAATCTTATGTAGAGATTTATATTCTTGCTTAAGCTTTTTAAGTAAAAGTGACTCTGGAGCGAACATCTTCATATATTTGTGATGAAGCTCAGGTACTTTAATACTTTCCTGGCTTATATCACTTCGATCGATCTTAGAGTCTTTTTCCCAGTGAGCGAATATCTCTTCGAGAGTCATAACAAAACCTTTCTATAGTATATCAAGGGCACATCCCTATTATATACCATTTCGCAGAAATTACAAGTACTTTATTTGTACCTTCCTTAATTTAAATACCGCAGTAGCTTCCGCGTAGCTGTTCTGCGTATCGCGAGTATCAAATACAATATCAGAAATGGAGCGCGGAAACATATCAACAATAGTAATTAGGATCTTGGGCGTTTTGGCACTATTGTGTACTTCGAGTGTACCATCTGATATTTTTCCCTCACCAGTAGTTGCACTTTTACTATCAATGAGCTTATACTGATCAAAGTTATCTGGAAAACCTAGCTGTACTATCCAGTTATAAATTTCCAGATAATTCTTCATGTCTTCATCAATTCTGAATGTCATAGTAAAGTCGTTAAATTGCGCGTGATCACCTGGAATTGGATACTTAATAAAAGGAGTAGATACCTCCGCAAACCCTAGCTTGATACCTGGAATGTTTACAGACTGAATAAAGAAAGAAGTAGTAGGTAGCTTCTTAATACCAAACTTAAAATTGATTAAAGGAAGAAAGTTAGTATTAGTAATAAAGGAATCGCTCATGATATTCTTTCTCTAGTTATACTATATTTATCCGAACAAAAAAAGAGGGCCCGAAGGCCCTCTCTCGAGTAAGTCCCGTTAACCGGGATCTTATATTACATTAGGTTCGATACTAGAACGCGACGGTAGAAGACGTTTGCGTTATGCTCGAGAGTCGCATTGGCATCAGCATCTGTCGCACCCTTGGCGAATGGATTTGGTGCCATGCCATAACGAGTCTTGAAGCCGATACGAGGCTGGAAGTTATCTTCACCAACCGCACGTACCATCTGTAGAGGTACATATGGGCAGTAGAAGAGACCGGCATCGAAAGCAGACGAGCCCTTATAACCAACTGTCATGTAGTTGCCAGATGTGGCGTATGGATCAACGTAGACGCGAACGCGACCATTTAGTACACCAGCGAAAGTATTGCCTGTGTCATCAACCTGTAGGTTGTTGGAGTTAAGAGCAGGGGCATAGTCTAGTACACCGGCCATCTGAAGAGCAGAAGCTACGTCAGAAGAGCAGATCAATAGGTTACCCTTACCGCGACGGGTGTCACGAGCAATCTGGTTAGATTCACGCTCGATCTGGAACATTAGACCCTTGAACTTTTCTACCATCCAACGACCGTTTGAATCGGTGTCGAGGTCGAAAGTGCCCTGAGTTGTGACGCCCGAGTTAGCACCAGCAACGGCTGTTAGGTTAACCGTACGAACAACTTCACGGTTGATCTCGGCCATGATCTCTGTTGAGAGGATGTTGGCAAGCTCTGTCTCAGCGTCTAGGCCATGGATTGCCTTTAGATCCTGAGCTAGCTCTAGGGTGTACTCAGCCTTTAGCGCACGTGCCTTAGCTGTTACAGTGACCTTCTCGATTGAGAATGCCATTTCGTTGAACGCTGTGTTACCGGAAGCGCCGAGCTGTTCAGACTTAGCAGTAGTAGCACCACCACCGAAGTTGAATGTCTGTGAGTTACCTGTTGGTGCACCGGCATTACCAACGTTACCGTTAGCAAGACCGAGGTTTGTGTTGGCTACGCCCATATAGGCCTGACCAGAGAAACCAGTGTTAGCTTCGTTATAGAAAGCTTCTGTACCAACCTGGTTAGCATAACGTGAACGCATCGCGAAGATCAAGCCTGTTGGGCCTGTCATTGGCTGAACGCCGCAGATGTCATACGCGATAAGATTTGGCATTGTACGACGAACTAGTGAGATCAATACTGGATCATAGTTGTCGATAGATGAACCTGTCTGGTTGCCAGGTACACCGGCTTCTAGAAGTGACTGAGGGGCGTAACCGCGTGTTTCAGCGAGAGCCTTTTCGGTGTTTTCTAGTAGAACAGCTGTAACTGCGCGACGATGGGAATCACCAATCTTGGGTAGAGCATCATGCTCTAGAATTGGCTTCCACTTGCTTAGTACTTCTTCATTAAGATATGAAGTCATTTAACGAGTCTCCTTTAGCTTTAACTTTATTTATAAGTTATACGTTTTTGATTGATCTGGAAATAGCTTGTGCATATACAGCCATTTGCCCGGTTACAGGTGCATTATTTTTGTCTTCACTCAATTCATCAACACCAACTACTTCCTCAGAAACTACGCGAGATGGCTTCTTGGAGAAGTAAGTTTCCTTTATGATAGCAAGCTTGGAAGCATACTCTTCTGTACTACCATAGGTAATATTCTCAGCTAGAGTTTGTAGCTTTTCTACTTGACTAACAGCAAGACCTTCAGAAACTTCTCTGAAAGTACGCTCTCTTTCGAGATCTTCATTAACCTTTACCAGGCTAATATTCTTTTCAATTTCTTCGTTTACGCGAGCTTCGAGAGCTTCTACCTTAGCTTCTAGTTCACCAACGAGAGAAACTTCCTCATCAGGAATTGATACATTATTTTCTTGGAAAAGATTCTTTAGACCTGTCATAAAGTTCTCGAAGATTTCAAGCTTTAGACCATTTTCTAGAGCGATCTTGTTTTCCTGCACCCACTGATCAACAGCGTATGAAAGATATTCGTCTACCTTTTCGGATAGCTCAACATTATGAGCTTCGACAAGCTCATTAAACTTTACTTCCTGCTCTTCTTCGATACGAGCAGTTTCTACTTCTAGACGTGCATTAACAGCAGCTTCGAATACTGTCTCAACCTTTGTCTTGAACTCTTCTGTTAGCTCTTCACCATCGAACATATCTTCGACGTCTTCCTTTACAGAAGCTTTCGCCTTAATAGAAGCCTGATTCTGGGCTGTCTTACCAGCAGCGTCAGCGCCAGGGAACTTATTGGGACCGAACTGAGCCATGGCTTGATTGAAAAAGTCGACTAGGTCAGACTTCTTCATGCCGCTCATGGCACCCATAACGTCAGCCATCATACCGGCCTTGGACTTACCATCGGCTGGATTTGAATCAGGCGCTAGAGTGGCCGCAGCAGCTGTTGCTTCGTCGAGCTCTGTAACCTGCTCTTCTACTTTCTTTTGTGACTTAGGCATTAATTTTCCTCCGAAATCTTATGTTTATTTATTTGTTTATTAAATTGGAAAGTACTTTATTGAAAAGCTTTAGCTTTTGTTCTTCAGACAAAATCTTACCTGCTTTTCTAGCTTCATGTACTTGTTCTTGTGCTCTCCAACTACCTGATACTGAGTCAAGTACCCACTCAGCACCTTCCATAATGCCGCGAACATAAGCATTTGGAGCGGACGGATCTGCTACAATATCTGCTGCAGTAGCAAGATGAAAATCATCTTGTACTTCCATAATACCTTCTTTATTTGGCTTTAGTGTACCCATACCACGAGAAGATACACCAATACCAGCACCTTCAGCAAGTAGATTACGTACAATCATACCATAAGGAGTTTCTAGGATCTTTGCCTTACCAATAAAATTATCGCCTTCTTTGCGAAGGTTCTTAATCATATGTGATACACGCTCAAGGTTAATATTTGGACCATCTGGATGGCCAAGCTCACCATAAGCGCGACTAGTCTTTACATTATTATCGATATAACGATAAACTTCTTTTTCAAGAACAGGTACTGGGTAAATACGACCGTTACGGTTCTTAATATTACCTTGCAAGAAAACACCTTCAATATAGAAAGCTTTCTTACCTGACTCTTCCATTTCAGTAATGAGAGAAACTTCTTCGTTTAATTCGGTAAATAGTTTCATTTTAGCCTCTGAAAGCCGCTTTAGTAGCATATACAGCTACGTCAGCAGCAAGTGTATCTGTTGAATTCTTTTGTACGTATATGTATTGATTGGCAGGAATAGTAAACGTGCAAATAGTTACAGACGAGTTAGCGACTGTTAAAACAGCTGCATTAATAGCAGATACAAATACACAAGAGGCATCGTAAACTGTATTAGCAGTTGTTAATGTAATCTGATTTGCTAAGCCCTTAATTATGTTCATTTTCGTCTTCTTCTTTTAGAACTTCCGAACAAAAATCTACGCAATAGTCAAAGCTTTCGTTTGATAGTGTGATAGCTGCTTCAAACTTATCTTGACTTTCTTCATCTAGATTTTCATATACATCAAGTAGAATATCAGCAATTTCTTTATCAATTACCAAACCTTCTTCACTCTCTTCGAAGAAAATTTCTACTTCTTTATCTGTGTCAGATACTAGAGCTAGAATCGAAAGCATGTCATCATACTCAAATGTTTCGTCAATAGACTGTACATTTGGATCAACACCTAGTAACGATCTTAGTTCAGATAGTTCAGCAATTGCATCTACTTCTTCTTTTACTACCTGTACATCATGACCCATTTTCTTTAACTTCTCTACATGCTCAGGTGAAATGGAGTCGCCAGGCGATAAATCATTACCTGTACCAGGATGTTTTGCTTCTACGTCATGACTCATATCAAGTACTTCATGCATACCATATGAGGCAGGTGTAATATGAATAGTCATGGAGGGTAGTTTTCTTTCTTCAAGATCTACTTCTTCATTAGCCTTAATATAAACAGTAGTAGGCTCTTTAGGAGGCTCGTATGTGGCTAGCTTCTTGTGCTGAGGCCCAGGTGCCTTGATACGGTCATCACGGAATGGCAAACCATGCTCGTTCTTGACTGGAT